CTATGGCTACCCGTCAACAACTCGACAGACAGTTTCATCGAGAGATTGAAGCCAGACAAGAAGCCGTTAATAGGCTTCGGGAACGCACAAGAACAGCAGAGGATCGGTGTTATGCCAGCTCTACTGTTTATGGGTCGTCGTTTCTCAATAGTGGATTGGAGGCCATCACCAAAGAGATAGCCACCAAACTCAGCCACATTACAAGGGGTTGGGCATCCGACAAGGCAGCAGCAGTGATGGCAATCAAAGATTGTGATCCAACTGTGTTGGCCCTTATTACGGCAAAGGGCATCCTTGATGTTCTTGGTCAGCGTAAACTAGAGAAACCTACTTATGCTGCAGTTACCTATCACATTGGTAACTTGGTCTTTGATCAGATTCTCTTAGATCAATTCTGTGCTAAACATAAGGATCTCTTTGAGTCTGCTCACAGCACCATCCACGCACACAAGGGGTATTCGTACCGGGTCCAACGGTATCGTGCTGCCATGCGTAAGCACGGCATCCAGGCCGCTCGCTGGCCCACATCCGTCAAGGTGTTGGTTGGTGGATGGTTAATGGATCGCCTGGCAGCTGCCACAGGATGGATCACCACCAGGGTCGTACGCTCTTCGGCCCACAAGAGCCAAACGCTTGTCGTCTACCAGCCAGAGTTCCTTCGCATGAAGGAGGCCCTGATGGAGCGTGCAGAGGCGTTTGCAGCGTGCCTGTGGCCCATGCTGTGTGAACCCAACGACTGGACCCAGGACAGCTCTGGAGGGTACCTTACGAACGAGCTGAGAAGGCTGACCAGCCTGGTCCGGAGCAGCATCCCCAAAAAAAGGTGCTTGCTTCTACGGGAAAGCCGAGCACTCGCCATGCTCAACCGCCTCCAGCGGGTCCCGTACCGGATCAACAGCCGTGTTCTGGAGATAGCCAACTTCTGTATGGAACGCCGCATCAGTGTGGGGAAGTTCCGAGCCGAGGAGCCTACGCCGCCTCCGCCAAAGCCAGAGCCATGGGAGACTGCCCCGGATGAGGAGAAGCTTGCGTATCGCAGAGCTAGGACTCAGATCGAGGACAAGAACTCAGCACTGGCACAGAAGAACTATCGAACAGCAGAGGCTGTGTTTGTTGCCAACAAGTACAAACAGGAGGTATTCTGGATCCCCTGGTCATTTGACTTTAGGGGACGTTGCTATCCAATTCCCACAAGCCTCAGCCCACAGGGGACTGACTTCGACAAAAGCCTTATCTACTTCCAAGAAGAGGGTCCGGTCAATGAGTGGTGGTTAGCCTTTCAGGTTGCTACTACCTATGGACTGGACAAGGCCACAATGCAAGATCGTATTGACTGGACAAGGAACAACCATGATCTCATTGATCTGATTGCTTCTGACCCAGAAGGTACTGTTGAGGAGTGGTCTCAAGCAGAGGAACCCTGGTGTTTCTTAGCAGCAGCTTTGGAGTACAGTCAATGTGTCATCCATAAAACCAAGAGGACATCTGGTCTTCCTGTGTCAGTGGATGCTACTTGTTCTGGACTTCAGCACTTGTCTGCTCTTGCTCTTGATAGAACAGCAGCCGAGATGGTCAACGTAGTTCCAACAGACAAACCATCTGATGGGTACGCTATTGTTGCTGAGAAGGCAAAGGAGATTCTTCCACAGCATCTCCACCACTTGATGAATCGGAAGCTGACCAAACGCACTGTGATGACGACTCCTTATGGTGTCACTGAGAACAGTGCGAGAGACTACATCCGACAAGAACTCAAAGGGGTGGAGCTGGAAAGAGGAGAACTTCAAGCCATTGTCAAGGCTGTCTACCGCTTTGCAGTCCGAGAAGTGTTTGCTGGGCCATGTGCCTCTATGACATTCATTCAAAAGACTGCGGGAACAAAGATCAAGGAAGGCTCTAGCACACTGGAATGGTTCACGCCTTCTGGATTTCATGTCATTCAGGAGTACCGTAAGAATGAATCTCAGCCTGTGTCAACTAGGCTTCTTGGTCAACGGATTCAAACATGGTTGAACAAAGAATGGGAAGAGCGTCAGATTGATCTGAACAAGGCCAAGACTGCTGCTAGTCCCAATCTGATTCACAGTTTGGATGCGTCATTGCTTCATCTGGTATTTGCGGATTGCGAATACCCATTCACTGTCATCCACGACTGTGTGTTGGGTCGTTCCTGCGACATGGATCAGATGGGCACACAGATCCGTGACAAGTTTGTTGAGATCTATTCCCAACCAGTCCTCCAACAATGGGCTGAGTCTCTTGGGGTAGAGTTCGATGAGACTGTCATGCAAAACACTCTGAATATCAATGATGTTCAGGAATCGTCCTACTTCTTCTGCTAAATGACTGACGTTCCAGCTCAAGAGATCATTGCTCAGGCCGTTGAACTGACTGGGTTCAAGGAGTCCGTTGTGAGTTACCTGCTTGAAGAATTTCTGGAAACAGAAAACGAGCATGGTGTTGACTTCTTTGGATACCTTGGTGAACTGCTGGGAGATGCAAGCTTCATTCTTGCTGCAGCCAAGGGTCTGAACATTGACGGTTGTCTTGCTGCCTATGATTATGGGTACAAGACTGTAACCGAAGGGTTGTTCGAAGATGACCTTGAGGGGGCCATCGATGACATCGAACTGCGAGGCATCCTTAGCACCGAAGACTGAATCACACTACCATTTACCTTTCATACCTCCAACATGTCTGAAGGCCGTTTCATTATCACGACCACCCTTGAGGGATACATCAATGCCCTTAAGCCGTCTGGTAAATTCAACAACTGCTCGATCACGTTTAGGATTCCTGAAGAGAATCTTGCTAAGTTTGATCGTGGCTACGAGAAGGCAATTGCTGCTGCTAGGAACAAGCAGAATGGTAAGCGATGCACGGAAGAACTTCCCAAGTGGGATGAAGAAGGTGTAGTCAAGTACTCCTATGGTGGTGACAGCAGCAACCCCATGTTCCCCTGGGTAGACAGCGATGGTATTCCCATCGATCTTGAAACTCAGATCTGGAAAGGGACAACTGTTCGTCTCATCATTGACCTTCGTCCCTATGTCTATGCCACCAAGGTTGGCTGCTCTTTTAAGGTGCGTGGCGCACAGATCATCAAGCTGGTTAGTTCTGGAGGTTCTGATAGCGGCGGGCTGGATGAAACTGAAGTGGCAACTCTCTTTGGTAAGGTTGCTGGATTCAAGTCTAATAGCCCTAGTTTTGAACCCTCCGAAGATCCAGGCGATGGTCCTGCCGGATATGCTGACGACGAACTCCCGTTCTGATGGCAAAGTACCGGTCCCGACTGGAGGAGAAGCTGGCCCGGTGGTTCGAGCTTAATGGGTACAAGTTTGAGTATGAAAGCCTTCACCTCAACTATACCCTATCGGCTGTATACACCCCTGACTTCATACTGCCCAACGGGGTAATTCTTGAAGCCAAGGGGTACTTCAAGCCGGAAGATCGACGCAAGATGCTAGCCGTCAAGCAGCAGCATCCGGAGCTAGACATTCGTCTGGTGTTCCAAGCGCCGCGAAATACGCTCACGAAAACCAGCAAAACTACCTACGCTATGTGGGCAGAAAAGAATGGGTTTCCGTGGGCACCTTCCTACAACATCCCCTTGGAATGGTTCGAGAATCCGACTCCGAATTCGTAAGGCATGAACCATGCCCAGCCTGTGGGAGTAGTGATGCAAATAGTCTCTACACTGATGGCCATTCGTATTGCTTCTCCTGCGGGCACTGGGCCCCAGGTTCAGACTCCATCAATGTTCACAAGCCTCATCGCAGATCAATTATGGAACTCTCTGGGGAAATTGTTCCCCTTCGGACACGAAACATTCTTGAAGAGACCTGCCGTAAATTCAATGTTCGACTTGACCGTGATTCAAAGGTTGTTCAGTTCCCGTACTACTCGCAAACTGGACAGCTCGTCGCGTATAAAGCTCGTGATGTTGAGAAGGATTTTCGCTGGGTAGGCAAGAACGAAGACCATACACTCTTTGGTCAGCAACTTTGGGGGCAAGGTAAATCCCTTGTAATCACCGAAGGAGAGTTCGACTGTCTGAGTGTCTTTCAGGTTCGAAATAGTTGGCCAGTTGTCAGCCTCCCCAATGGAGCACAGGCAGCCAAGAAAGCCCTCCAACACCAACTGAAGTGGATCATGGGCTTTGAGGAGATCATCCTCCTCTTTGATAATGATGATGCTGGGATTCAAGCAGCACAAGACTGCGCGAGCTTGTTTCCACACGATCGACTGTTCATAGCCAAGACCCATCCATACAAAGACGCAAACGAAGCCCTCATCGCAAAGGATGGAGAAGCCATCAGGCAGGCCCTGTGGAACAAGAAGTCCTACTCACCCAAAACAGTCATCGATGGTCGAGATCTATTCGATCTGGCCACTCGCCCTCTCCATGGTCGGGATGCTGATTGGCCCTTTAGTTGTCTCAATACCGTTACTGGTGGTCTTCGACGAGGCGAACTGGTCACGGTCACGGCCGGATCAGGGGTGGGGAAATCGACCTTCTGTGG